ATTTGTACCGTTCGTATATCCAAATATCTCCCTGCTTGAAGCCTTCGGATTCATCGTCTGTTTCAGTTGGTCTGCGGTTTGATACTTTTCGTATCACACTTTCTGCCAAATGCGAATTAATTGCTGCTACAACGCTGCTTTTTTCGGTAGTTTCTAGTTCTGCTAAAGAACCTACTTTTACATCTGGTGCTAGTTTTGCGTTACTTATACTGTTGTCCGCTACCCCACCGGCATAAATATCCGCTACTTCTTGCTTAGTAGCAAAAGAGGCATCTATTTCTTCGGTTAATGTGTTGTTGATATACTCTTTTATATCTGCTCCTGCTTTATCAAAGGCGGCTTTTAGCTGTGTTGGGGTTTCGGTTGGTCTATCTGCTAACTTTTGAATATTGTTGACATCAGTAGTCAACTTAGTTAATGCCATCTATTTCACCTCGCTTGTTGTTTCAGCAGTAAGTTTCAAGGCTAATAAGGTTAAGGATTCATCAAGCTTGTTATTTCTGAAGATAAACTTGATGTAAGCGTATTTCTTAGCCCTAATCTTCCTTCTATATGTTACTGGCGCTCTATTAGTAAGAAACGAGAAGTTGCCGAAGTCGATTAAAGCAAAGTCCAGTAAATTAAATGCAACTGAGATAGACCTCGGTTCACTTAGAAAAGTTTTATTAGTGGTGTATAAAGCATCTACGGAACTTTTACTCTCAGGTTGTACTGTTATCCATAACTTTCTAGTGTTTTTGTGTAGTTCATTTACTCCGAAATCAGTAAAACCTAGCTCTAACTCAGCATTTATAGGCTCTCCGTTATCGTTTACTCCGTCAAACACTTCAATAGTGCCTTTAGAACCGTAGTAAACAGTACCGTCTATATCTAAGAAACAAGTGGCTTCTATGTTGTCAAAGATATAGAAGGTATCGTTACCATAGTTCCAGATATACACCTTGTCGCCTACATTACACCAATATTCTCCTTCCTTTTGGTAGTCGAAGGTTACTGCATTGCGAAGATCAACGTTGGTTAATGATTCTTTTATGCGACTACTGACAGGTTCTGCGTTTCTTTCATCCTCTACGTTTGTATTTACCCAATACCAAAACTGGTTACCATAAAGCGACAAGGGAAGGTTTTTTAGGATTTGTACGCCATTATAGGCTACATTGCCAACCTTTTCGTTTAAATCGTATACAGGATAATCATAAGTATTGGTATTGGCAATAAATTCAGGAGGTGAATAATAGGTCCTATCTTCTTTGAAAATGATTTGCCTGTTATAGACTGCCTTTATATCCGTAATGGCAAATTCGTCTGTCCCAATAAGGGTAAAGTTAAATACAGGGAAATAATTAGCTTTTAAAGTCCCACTCCACGTTCTACGGTTCTTGGCATCAGGATTGCCCCATAAAAAAATGCAAGTGTCGTTACCTGGGCCGAAGGTCATAGCGTATCTGTTCTTGACAACTAAATCTCTGTGTGTTTCGTCTACCTTAGTCCACTCTATAGCAACCAAAGCACCGTTAGCCGGTGCCCCATGTGGCGAAGTACCACCTGCAAAATTAATGGTTCCAGCAGTTCTGTTAACTGTAAAATGTGTCCCTTCTGTCTTTGTTTCTCCATTAATAGTACAGGTTACTTCATCATCGTCTATGTCTGTTTCTACCAGTTGATAAGTAGTAGCGTTGCCATCACCTTGGAATTCTTGCTTTTTCCTACCTGTTAGTAAGTTGATTGGCTCAAATTCCGTACCACCGCCAGCAGGCATAGAAGCTATGACCACAGTTGGTACATAGCCTTCTACATCTTGGAAGGTTTCACCATCGTATTCTTTGTATTCGTGTCCGTTAATGAAGTAAAGTTTCGATTCAAAATAAAAAATACTCGTTTCGGCATCAGTCATAGCACCGATTTGAGTATTTTCTTTCGTTGAAAAGTTATATTCATAAACTTTCCCGTCATTGCATGAAATAAGTACTTCTTTGCCTTTAATGACGCCATACCACACGCCACGTACTGGCTTATTGTTCTCGTAGTCTATAAAGGTTCTGTGTCCTTGGCGTTTCTGTGCTTTGTAGTTTTGGGTTATCCTGAAGTTTATCTGCTTTACTGCTTGTCCTAGTAATATTTCCGTTTCGCCTATAGATTCGTTAAGTCCTAAGAACTTATCTATCACTATAGGTGATGGTGCTCTGCTAGGCGTAAAAACTGCCATCTATTCACCTCCTTACACCCCAAACTTGAAGGATAATAGGTCAATCCATTGGTAAGTATCGTTGGCTAATTTAATACAGATATATACCTTATCCGCTGTTCCTGACGGGCTTTGAATATAAAAGAGTTGCCCCCTATAAGCAGCACCGGCTGTCGGTAAAACAGTCCCCTTTTCTATCCCTGCAGAGCTAACCGCATTTTGCACAAAGGCTGTTGTCGCTATCTGTGTGGTGTTTGTGCCTGCAGAGGCTGTTGGTGCGGTAGGTATGCCTGTTAAAATTGGGGATTCTAAAGGTGCTAAAATTTTCATTTTATCACACCTTTATCCGATAATAGTTACTGTGTATTCGCCATTGGTAGGTGCAGTAGCAAATTTTAAAGTAACGGTATTTACGGTGGTCATTTCAACATCTGCTATAACCTGGGCGTAAGGGGAGGCGGTTTCCCTTATCATAACAACAACATCTCTGGTGTTTAGATTGTGTGTTACGACTATGCTCGTATCGCTGCCGTTTCCCACTGCCTGTGTAAATTTGTTGGTTTTTTTAGCCAGTTCATTAGTTACGGTCGTGGCAAAGTTCGGGTTTTCTCCTAAAGCATTTGCGAGTTCATATAAAGTATCTAAGGCTTCTGGTGCAGAACCAACTAAATCAGCTATTTTGGAATCGGCATAATCTTTTGCATTATCTTCAACACTGTCCAGGGCGCTTTGTAAGCCATCAACGTCTGAAATGCTGTGTTTTGCCGGGTGGGTATATACAGTTGTCTCGCTTCCGTTAATTTTGATGTTCCCATTGATAGCACTGCTTTCTACTTTTGTTGCACCGTCAGCAATTCCGCTCAACTTAGTCAAAGCATTATTAACATTCTCAGATAGGTTATCATCGGCAATAATACTGCTGGAATTGTTTATAGCCGCAACTATTGCTTCACCTGTCATTTGAGCGCCTAAAGAATCCGCTCCCACCCATTCGGTTCCGTTGTAAATAAACGCCCTGTTATCTGTAGTGTTAAAGTATATCTGGCCTTTTACCGGATTTGCAGGAGCCGAAGCTAATTGTTGCAAGCGAACATTAAGTATCTGGTTTTTATTCAGGTCAAGATTGGTTAAGATTTTCATGACCATACCACCTTTAGTTTAAATATGCTTTCCCTGAAAACTCAGAGCTAAAACTTACCATAAGTTGGTCTTTAGAAATATATTCAACATCCCCAAGAACCACGTTCCCTGCTGTATCAACTATAGTCACAGAAGGGTATTTGTCTAAATTATGTGTTATAAGCCATGTGGTAGAGGCTGTTATTTGGTCATAAATATAACTGGCCTGAGCTATTACTTGGCCAACCAGTTCTTCTATATCTGCATCTGTAAAATAATCCACACCTTTTACGGGTGTCCTTCCCGGCGGGCCTGGTGGGCCAGTTCCACCACCAGATTGGCTTATCTTTTTATCTATTTCAGAACTATTATAGATATAAGCAACTTTATTTTTCGCATACTCAACTCGTATTGGCATTAAGCATCAACTACCTCTCCAACGCCATATACATCTTCTATTGGAACAGGAGTTGCTTTATTCTGGCATTCTCTTTTTAGTTCCTCATACTTAGATTCAAAAAAAGTTACTAATTCTTTATTTTCAAAGGGAGCTAGTCTGGCAGCAATATAATATACAATTGCTTGGTCTGCTTTATAATTAACTTCAGTAGTATCATCAATGTCTGTAAAGGTTATTGGTTCTTCTTGTTCTTCATCCAGACGACAATACTCATATAATTCCTTATGTACCATATCAGCTAGGGGAATAGCTTTTAACTGCATATCCTTAACTTCATCTTCGTGTAGCATTTCTCCATCATCTGAGTATTCATCAAGCAAAGCTCTAGCTTTTAAAAATAAATCACTAAGTTTTTCTGCCATATTTTCACCCCCTTGAATGTTCATGCTTATAGTGCGCTAATAATTCTCCTTTATTGTCACATTCAAAACTGCACTTTTTGCATCTATAGGCTTTTTCTTCTTCATATTTAAACTTTTTCTTGAGTTTTTGAATCAGTCTTGGATCGTCTGTTTCATATTCTCCGTTTTCATCAAACCTGAATAATGGCTTAGATATTACCCTTCCTGTAAAAGGCTGCTTGCGCTTTTCTTTAACTAGCATATTAGGTTTCCCGTAAAACTTCATAATCCCACCTCATAGAAAAAGTGAGGGGGCAATTATGCCCCCTATCACTTAAATTAATTCTACATACGCCACTTTACACACATGATCTGATTTAAGTTTATCCCCCTCACCAGGGGTAAGAGTAACTGCGATTTCTCCTTCCGAACCTTTTGCTCTTGCTGTTTCTACTTCAATAACTGTGATTTTCCCCTTGGTTGCGGTTGCAGTGACAGTCTTACCGCTCCAAAGAGTGCCTGCAGCGATAGATACAGCAATATCTTTTGTTGCTGTTGCAGTAGTAGGCCCTACTGCATCAATGATAAGTAACCCCCTTACAGCGGTAGGGGTAAATGTAAATACTTCTGCCCCACCACCAGTATTGGCAGTAGCAGCAGTCATTTTTAATTCATAAGCAGTATTAAACTTTTTCATTGTGCTTTCGGTTACAGCAGTTGGATCTGGCATATATTATCACCCTTTCTTTTATATTTCGGTTTCGGCTGCATAGGTCAGAGCAATGGTAGCAAGTTCTTTTGGTTTAACGACCTTAGCTCCGAATACATGTAGCCCTCTGATGTGCCACGAAAAAGCATTTTCAGCACGTAAGGCTTCAGACTTCATTAATGCTTCAGCAAAGACAATAGCGTTGTAAGAACCTGCCATGATTTGAGAGACAGGAGTGGTAGCGGTATTAACTACTTGGTTAGTGACGTAGGTGTCAAAACCTAAGATTTTCGCCCACATCATACCGCCTTTACCGTTGATACCATCGTTGATGCTGAACTTGATACCGGCAAGTTCTAACTTCAACTGCACCCAAGGTGGGATAACCAGCCACATATCATTTTCGCTAACATTGTTTTCTGCCAGCTTTTGCTTTAGTAAACCAATATCAGAGAGAATTGTGGCAGTATCACAAGAAGTGTCAGCTGTAAGCACATTGCCCGCTTCTGTGTAAAGTCCCATGATGTAGCTGTCACACTCTTTTTTAAGCATATAGCCTGCTCTTTCAGCCTGCGAACCCTTTAAATCCACATTAGCCATAGCTTGCTCAATATCGGTTACATCAAAGGCGTAGTATTTTTGTTGGTCGATTAATAACGATACAGTACCGGAGTTAAGGTTTTCGTAGCTAATAGTTCCGGTATAGTTGTTCACTGCCGGGTCTGCTAGACCGTTAAAGTGGACTATATCTCCTGCCTTTTTAACCTTGTTAGAGTAGTTCCTGCAAATCTTTCTTGCTACTAAGTTATCCTCTAAGGTTCTATAAACAGCGGCATCCCAAATTTCTGGAATGAAATCTTTAGCGTTTACGTTATCAGCCATCTTTAATCATCCTTTCTTGGAAATAAAATAAGCCGCTACCATTTGGCACGACTTTCTATAATTTGTTTAAAGTTTTTGATCACCCAGTTGCGGTCATGTTTATTAGCGTTAAAAGTTTCTAAGCTAATAAAATCGCCCTTAATTTCGCCTTGTCCTGTAACACTGCCAGGAGATGTTTCAGCGTTTTTCTGGTTAGTTTCCAGCGCTTTAAACTTGTTCTCATATTCCGCTATTTTAGCTTTTAACTGCTTATTCTCATAAGCTCTATACGCATCTGCTAACCGTTTCCCTTGGTTTACCATCTGCCATACTTCGCTAGGTATTTCGCTTGGTTTGACATCGGGATAAACTTCTAAAAACTCCTGATACTCTGCTTCTCTTTGTTGCCTTTCTTCAATAGTTTTCCTTTCGCTTTCCCACTGTTGGCGAAACTTCCGGCTTTCGATGATTTCCCTTACTAAATCTTCAGGGATGTTTTGCTGTGCTAAACGTTCGGCTTCTTGTTGTTCCTTCTGTGTTTGGACAGCTTTCAGATAGTCAGCATAGGTAAATATTCCATGACTCTCACCGAACAGTTCGGCAATCAGTTCATCCCTGGCTTTTTCCCTCGCCTTAGCTTCTGCTTCCCTGCGGATAGCAGCAAACTTGGCGTTTTCCTCTGGTGTCTGAACTGGCTTTTGAGGTTCAGCGACTTCCTCAGTTTTTACGCTTTGTTCTTCTGCCTGCTCAGGCACTTGTGTTTCTTCTGTTTGTTGAGGCTCAACGTTCACCTCTGGCTCTGCGTTTACAGAGCTTAAAATCTCTTCTGACATATCTAATCTCCTTTCCATATGAGGTTTTTACGCTTCCTCAAGCGAATTAAAAAACACCTTGCTCAGGTGTTTGATTCATCATTTGTAATATCACTTGTTCCTGCTGCTCAGGTGGCAGGTTTATAATCTGCTCCTGTACGTCAAGCGGTTGTTGTTCTAGCCATTTAGCCATTTGTTCATACTGTCCCTGCATTTGTTGTGCGTTTATTCGGTCTTTGATTTCATCTATCAACTCCTGTTTCTTCGATATAATCCCGCTTGGTACTCTTTCAAGGTACTGTACTAAGTCAATCATGCCACCTCGTAGTAGATTATCCAGTGTCTGCATAGCGGTGATTTCACTCCAGTAGGTGGATGGGCCGACATCTACCTTCACCCTTAAGAGTATGTTTCTGAACTGTTCCATGTTGACGTTGGCGGTTTTGATTACACCGCTTTCTCTATAGCTAATAAGCCTATTACCATATTTTTTAAGGATAAACTCTCCCCAAATAAGGGCTAAATCCTCTACAAACTGGTAAAGGTTTGCCTGTACGTTTTCAAGTGGCACTGCTGCTGCTTTTTGTACTGCTATGATAGCTGAAGTGTTCTCAGGCTTCACTTGGCCAAGCGCAGCATCACTTGCGCCGATAAAGTCTTTTGTATATTTGATCGCCATGTCTATGACGTTGAGAACACCTGAATTGAAATTACCTGCCTGTAGCTGATACACGATGTCACTCACAGGGCCTTGCGCAGCTAGTGCTTCACCTATTTTGTTAGTCCATTTTTCTAGTCTGGTCTGGTCATATATAACCTTCCCGAAGGCACTCATCCGCATCCAGTAGGCTACCATGGCAAATAGTTGGTTCACACCGATTTGGTTATCGATGATACCTTCGATTGGCGGATTACCATGCATGGAGTTCTTGACTTTTTCCCAATTTCCCCATGCCACAGGATACCTACTGATACCTAAAGAAACCTTTTTCCTGATAGGGCAGTATTTAGTTGACTTGCTCCAATAGACTATCCCATTTTCTTTCCAAAACTTGATGATATATAGGCATTTTCCTTCATCGCCATGTTCATCTAGTTCAATTTTTCCGCTAGAACCTGCTTGGTAAAGTGTATCGGAATCGCCATGTATGTTGTCGTACTGTTCTTTTGGTATCCCGTTGGCTTTGGCTTCTTCTTTGAGCTTGCTCACCATTTCCCTGCCAACAATCAAGATGTATGGCTGTGCTTCCACATCTGGGTTGTTCGGGTTGCCAAAGTGAACATTCACTCCGTCCACTAGTTCAGTAACAAAATCGCCTTTTTCGTCCTGCCCTGTTTCTTTGGTAGCATCCCAGTACACATAGGCACAGAAGTCACCTGAGTTGGCTCCGTCCAAGAGAAGTTGGCGTAGCTTGAAATCCATCTTGTCTTTTTCCCACTTTAGATCGGCGAAGCCAGTCATTAGGTCGGTAAATTGCTTGATAAGTTCTTGTTCTGGCGTTTTTGGTTCATCTGGAATGTTTTCGGCAGTATATTGCATCTTGACTTTTTTAGACAAAATAGATGCTATGAAGTAGTTGATTGCGCTTCGGCAAATATTGAAGGTGAATTTCGGTAGCCCGTTTACGTTTACGCCTAGCCACTGTTTTCCGTTGTAAAAATTCCAGTTTCTATCTACTCTGGCGTAGTAGTCTAGCTTAATCTTGTAGTCTATGCCACGTTGATACTCACGCCATTCTTGCGTGTATTTTTGCCTTTCCATATCTCACCTCCTAGCGCTTCACCGCTTGCAAGGCTTTCTCAGCTGTGTACTGCATTACTTCGTCTATTTCGTTCGTTAGCTTTTCTTCCTCTTTATGCCTCTTTAAGGCAGCTATAACATTTACAGGGTTTTGTATTTGCTCGGTAGGCTTATCTTTGGCTAGGTTGTAACCGTTTCTCAGACCTCTCTCATAGGTGATTGTGAACAATAAAAAAGCGACTAAAAAAGCCGCTAATGTTTCAACCATAGTAACCTCCCATATAAATATAGCTTTCGTCCGGCTCTCCTTCTTCTTTAGGTGTCCGGAGTTTGAAGTCGTCACGTTTTTTGATACTTTCTTTCGTAGGTGACTGCCTCATGCTGCAGAAATACCTCAGCGCATCAGGTCCATGTGTCAGCTCGTGAGGTTCGTTGGCAACGTCGTTAGGGTTTTTCTCGTCCCTCTGCAGTTGCGGCAGGGAACGGATGAGATTGGCACAGTTGGAAAATATTTTCAGCTTCGCTGTAGTAATCTCCTTGCCGGTCTGCTCGTCTTGCTGCTGCATAGGCTTCAGCCATTCCTTGACTGCGTACCACCCGTTTACTCTGTCATTTTTCGATTTGATAAACGGCACTCCGCTGGCTGCAAATATCTCGGCTGCACTCTTGCCAGTATCTTGCCGCCTGTTCCACAGGTCAGGCGGTGCATAAGTGCAAACTATTTTGTCAGTACCGTTGATTTGCTTAATCTTTTCAGCAGCAGCGGTAATAATCAAGTCGCTTTGGTAGAGTTCTTTATAGATGTATATATTGCTTTGCGTATCAATAGCTATCCAGTAACAGGCAAGCATATCAAGTCCATAATCAAGTGTCCGGTACCGTTGCCAATGGGCAGGTATCTCAAAAGGCTCGATAACGTGTATATCTCTGCTGAACTCGGTAAAGTATTGCCCTGAAAATACATCCCAATCCCCTTCGAGATGTGCTCTGCGTAAATCTTCCGGTAAGTTCTCTAGTGTCTGCACGTACTCTGGATTAGTTTTCATCAACACTTCGTTGTCATAAACACGAGCTGGAATAAAAACATAATCTTCCGGTTTTTCACTCCCTCGGTAATCTCTATCTATGAACAATCGCTTAAACCACGCATGACCAACGTTGCCTGGATTAGCGGTGTAATACATTCGTGGCTTAAAATCGTTTCTAATTGAGCGGTTACAAGTAGTTAAGAAGTCTTTTTGTGTCTCGGTAAAGTGTGTCGCTTCTTCCAAACCGATTACGTCATATTCCTGCCCTTGATATTGATAAACATCACCTTCGCTGTCGCAGTATCCTAGTTTCAGCCTGCTGCCGTTCGGAAACGTAAAAGCCTTTTCCTCGGAATTAAACTTTGTTACTCCGTATAACATTTGCATAAGCGGG